AAAGAAATGTATATGAGTTCTGCGTGGTATTGTGCTTCAGAGATGTTTGAAAAAGTAAAAGCATATACTGCGAACATGCTTAATCCGGAACTTAACTATTTTATATGCGACCTTCCATATACTTTAAGTATTAAAGAAGGTTTGTTGATGAGACAACAGATAGAGAATGAGATGTCTGAGGCAACGTTTAGTGATATTTCGTTTATGATGGAGCGAGAAGGATTATTTTATGGTAGTACTGAAGATGCCCTTTTTGATTTCAAGACATTAAATGACAGACGAATTCTTGAAGATAGTTTACATCACTTGGATTATTATCGTGATAATAATTTAAAGATTCCAGAGAAACAAAAGGGAGAACTAAGAATATTATCTGTGGATATAGCTCTTCTTGCGTCGAAGCGTCATGACAATGATGCTTCAGCTTTGCTTATCCACTCTGCGATACCTACCTCTTCTCATAATTATATTGACAATATTGTATTTATTGACACTCAAGAAGGTTTGGTTACAGAGGAACTTGGGTTATTAGTAATGAGATATTTTTATCAATACAACTGTGATTACATAGCAATTGATGCAAATGGCGTGGGACAGTCAATTCTAGATTACCTTATGGCAGATCGTTTTGATCCGGTGTATGGACAAGCTTATGGAGCTTTAGACTGTGTTGATTCTCCGGAATTATCCGAACGTTGTAAAGTAAAAGGTGCTCCGAAGGTAATATATGCAATCAAAGCAAGTGCCCGTTCTAATAATGATATGTGTATTGCATTGAGAGCTGGTTTTCAAAATGGATATATCAACATTTTAGCATCTGATAATAATATAGAAGAAAAGTTGTCTAAAATAAGAGGTTATTCAAAGTTGTCTGATGCACAAAAGGCAAAATTAAAATTGCCATATGTCCAGACTTCTTTCTTGATTGATGAATTAATTAATTTAAGTCATGACACATCAAATGGAATGATTAAAGTTAAAGAACGTGCGGGAATGCGTAAGGATAGATATTCTAGTGCGTTATATGGGTGGTATGTTATTCAAGAACTAAGTAAAAAACTTAAACCTAAAAAACAAACCCAAAACCTAGTACAACAATTAACAATTCGACCTGCGAGACGATTATCATCATTTGATTATTAAATTAAGACAAAACCCACCACGCCTCTTAACAATGCGCAACTTGGTGGGTTATTTGATTAAAATAAGGAGGTGCATTAATGGCACAAAGAATGAAAAAGACAGAGGTGACTACTACTGCACCTTCTAATGAAAAGAAACAGCCTACTGCGGCTGAAGTTAGAGAATTTTATGAGAAAAATAAAGATACAATAAAAAACTTTGCTATGGCAGAAAGTGTAGCAAAGCCATTAAAAGATATTACAAAGACTGCTACTAAAAGCATAAGTACTTTCAATAGAGAGACTTTACGCTCTTATATTTCTAATTTAGGATCGAATGAAAAAAATCTTAGAAATCTGTCATGGTATTTATATTACAGATCTCAAACATATGCTAGATTAATGAATTTTTATGCTGATATGTTTTGTTTGTATGCTAGACGAGTAATTCCGCCATATGATTTGGTTAAAGGTGGAGATGCTACAAAAATGTTAAAATCATATAATGACACTTTAAACATATTAGAAAAGATGAACTTGCAACAAGAAATGCGTAATGCATATTTAAATTGTTTTATCCAAGATGTATTTTATGGTGTTGTTATCTATGATGATACCGGTATTTTTATTTGGCAAGTTCCAGCGGATTATGCGAAGATATCTGGCAAGTATTCTACTGGTGATTATAGTTTTGCTATTGATTGTTCTTATTTTAGAAGTCACCAAGAGCTGTTGGAATATATGCCAGATCCTTTAGATGCTATGTATAAAGAATATCAGAGTTCTGGACAGAAGTGGATTGTTGTCCCTGACAGTAATTGTTTGTGTTTAAAATTTAGAAGTGAAGATTGGGAAACAGTATTGCCGCCAATGACTCCAATTTTTGAGGCACTTATTAATTTGAGTGATTTAGAATCTATTCAGGCAGTTGCAAATGAACAAGAAATATATAAAATGATTTGGTTACAAATGGAGACATTGTCTGGTGCAGATTCAGCAGATGAATGGAAAGTAGATCCGTCAATTATGATTGAATACTTTAATCGTATGATTAACGAAGCTTTACCAGACTATATCTCAGCAGCGATTGTACCAGGGAAATTGGAAACCGTATCATTTACTGATACACAAAAGGCTAATGATGCTACTAAAATTGCTAAAGCCACAGAGACTGTTTTAAATACAGCCGGTGGTGCTGAAATTTTAAATGGCAGTACTATTTCCGGTGCAGAAGCATTTAGATATGCACAGATTGTAAATACTGAATATGCAATCTCTTCTCTCCTGCCTCAGACACAGGCGTGGGTTAATCGTTTCTTGTCTCTTCAACTTGGAAATCCAAGTAGGGTTGAATTTTTTCCTGTAAGTGTGTATACCAAGGACAACTTTAAGAAAGATTTATTAGAATCTTGTCAATACGGATTTAATAATAAGATTGCATACAACACCCTTAATGGTATTTCAGAAAAAGAAACGCTTGCGATGGCATTCTTTGAAGAACAGGTATTAGGATTACATGATATTATGAAATATCCTCTTTCAAGTTCGTTTACTTCAACTGGTATGGATGACGCTACTGGTGAAAATGGTAGACCCAAAGATGATACGCAGACAACAAGTGGTGAGGAATCCGAAGAAAAGCGTGATAAGGCTAAAGGATAATTAAATATAACCGTCATATGGTTTGACATATGATGCTAACAGAAAAATAGTTGCTCTGTTGAAAGCAGAGAGTGGTTAATTACCACTCTCTTTTTTAATGGGGGAATTACTAATGAGTTTTAATAAAAAAACAAATGAATATGAAGGATATATTTATCTTATAACAAACTTAATAAATGACAAAAAATATGTTGGTCAAACAATAAGAACAATCAACAATAGATGGTCTGGACATATCACTGAATCTAAAAGACTATATACAACTATGGCTATTGCAAGAGCAATAAATAAATACGGAAAAGACAATTTTAAAATTGAAGAATTAGAAAAAATTTCAAATCCATCTCAAATAGAATTAGAGAAACAATTAAATGAATTGGAAAAAAGATATATTATAAAATATGATTCTACCAATCATTGTTATGGTTACAATATTGATGAAGGTGGTCGTACCGGAACTGTAAATAAAAAGCCCGTAGATATATATTTTATAGATGGAAGTTTTATTGAAACATTAGACTCAAGAACAGAGGTAGAACAAAAATACGGAATTACCGTAGATGTTGTTGCACAAATATGCGATGGACGTGTTGGAAATTATGATTGTATGTATGTATTGCGAAATCATGGAGAATCATTTGATTTACATAGCATTATAAGTTCATATTATATAGAAATATATGCTTTTGATATAACTAATACAAAAATGGTCAAAAAATTTTATAGTATACAACAAGCATCTGAATTTGTAAACGTATATAGCAATTCTATACGAATGTCTTTAGATAATCCACATATGCAAATTAAAGGATATTGGTGGTCAACAAAGCCAATGTATAATTATCAAGGAAGAAGTAATGCTAAAGCAATTGATTTGTATAAGTGTGATACTCTTGAGTTCGTAGGAACTTTTGATACTGTGGCTTCTTGTGCTATGTATGTTAACACATCAACTTCTAATATTTCAGCAATGTGCAAAGGTAAAAAATATTCAATAAAGGGATATATTACTCGTTATAATGGTGATGATATTTTTAAATATAAAGTAAATACAGATAAAAGTTTTACTACAAGGATGGTTAATAAATATTCTTTAGATGACCAATATATTGAAACTTTTAACACATTGCTTGATGGAGCAAGAAGTTGTGGAAGTGATTCGTGCTCTTTTATCTCAGGATGTTGTAAACATAAAGAGCATTATAAGTCTGCATATGGTTACAAATGGTTCTACGCAGACGATCCAAATCAACCGGACAAATCAAAAATAATAACAAACTCTCAAGAGAAGGCTTCTTAACCTTCTCTTTCTTAATAACAGGATTAAATGGAGAAAAATATGGATTATAGAAAAAATGAATTTAATTTTATTGTCACAACAAACCGTGAGACAGCAGACAAGCTCCGCTACGAAGGGTTTACAGAACTCACGCAGCAAGATGATGGAAAGTTCTGCTTTATCAATGACGGTAAAAAGTTGACATTTGATGCAGAAAAGTATGATGCCGTTTATACAAATCTGCTTTGTTTATAAAAGATAATATAGCTGACTTTCTTTAAAGAAGTCAGTGGACTTCTAAAGATACGAAAGAAAGTGAGGACAAAAGATATGGCATATTGGATTCAAGAATTTGGTGGCGAAGCTGCCAATAGAAAAGATTTAAGAATGTACCATTGTGATTTTAGAACAGATATTAATAAATTGCCGACTAATACAGCAGAAGGCGTTGAACAAGAAGGTGACTTTGTTGCACATACAAAGGCAAAATATGGCGATCAGTGTTTGTGCTTAGAGGACTCTAGTGTTTGGGAACTTGGTAAAGAAGCGAACTTCTGGAAAGAACTGTAGGAGGTGCGATTATGGGATTAAACGTAATTTCTTATTGTTTGTCAAAGAAATATTCTAATACAGTCGGTTCTACTATTAATGGTACAAATTATGATTATGATACTGGAAAATTAACATTTGACACAGATAACGGTCAGTGGGCTGTAACTGTTAATAATGGCATGAATAGTGCGTATAAGCAGACATTAGATAATGTTTCATATGATAACACTACTTCTGCCTTAGAAGTAAATGGTGTTGAAGTGTTGACAAAAGAGAATATTGAAACTGAGAATATCAATTTCACAAATATGTTTTAGAAAGGAGTAATTAAATATGGCTGATTCTTATGTATCAAAAGATTATTTGCAGACGCAGTTTCAAAATTACTCCAATGTAGTAAA